TTAGGCAATCCAAATGAGAAAACACCAATGTCAGCAACTGAAGTAGCTGAACGCCAAGCTGATTTATCTAGACAGATAGGTGCTGCATTTGGTAGATTGCAAGCAGAACTAGTAACACCAGTATTGCAGAGAGTTATATACATTTTAAAAAAACAAGGTCGTATAAATATACCAACTGTAAATGGCAGAGAAGTACAAATTAAATCTTCTAGCCCACTTGCGCAAGCTCAACATCAACAAGATGTTGCTACTATAGATAGATTCTTAGGTTTATTGCAAGGCAGAGTTGGTCCTGAGTTATTAAACATGATGATTAAACAAGATGAAGTAGCTAAGTTTGTAGCTAAAAAACTTGGTATACCAGAAGAATTAATTAGAACTCAAGAAGAAATGAAATCTGTTATGCAACAGATGCAGCAACAAGCGCAACAACAGCAACAAGCTGTTGCTCAAGCACAAGATCCACAAGCACAACAATAAGTCCTTGACTTTCGGTAAGAAAATCTCTTATTATCAAATGGGAAGCGAAGCATTTAAACCCCCACAGTTTTGATGAAAGTACCTTTGCTTCCTGTTTTACGTGGAACAATTAACAACATGAGGTGTAGCATGGCAGAAAAGAAAGTCAAAACTCTTATAGGGCTTGATGGTATGGAAAGAACTCCAGATCAGGAAGAAGCACTTAACACAGTATCAAGAGCATTATTCACATCCGATGCAGGTAAAACATTTTTAAATTATCTAAGGTCTATTACGATTGAAACCGTAGCAGGACCTGAAGTATCTGATCATCAGTTAAGACATATAGAAGGACAGCGTTATATTGTAGGTTTAATACAGCGCAGAAGTAATAAAGGACAATCACAAAAAATAGTGGAGGATAGCAACAATGGCTGAAGAAATTACAGAGCAAGAAATATTAGAGGAAGTTCCAAATGAAGAAGCTGCGCCAGCAGAAAGACCAGAACATGTACCTGAAAAATTTTGGGTAGATGGTCAAGCTGATTATGAAAGCATGGCTAAATCTTACACACAACTAGAAGGATTCGTTGGTGGTAAAGAAGATGAGCTTAGAGATAAAATTATTAATGATTTAGCTTCTGAGCATGATGCTAATATTCCAGAATCATACGAATTACCAGCACTTCCAGATGGTATAACAGAAGAAATGGTAACAGCAAACCCAATGACTGCATGGTGGAATGAAACTGCAAAAGCTAATGGTATGAATCAAGAAGAATATGAGTCAGGTATTAATACTTATGTAGAGATGATGCAACTGCAAGAGCCTGATATACAAGGAGAAATGGATAAGCTAGGCGAAAATGCAAATGACAGAATAGATGCTGTAAATGCTTTTGCTCAAAAAAGTTTTCCACCAGATGAGTTTGAAGTTATACAATATAGTCTAGGTACAACAGCAGAAGGCATACAAGCTCTTGAAAGAATAATGGAAATGTCTAGTGGAAGTGGTGTTAATTCTGAGCAATACGCACAACCTGAAAAAAGACTTACATTAGATGATGCAAAATCAATGATGGCAGATCCAAGATATCACGATCCAAGACATAGAGATCCAGCATATGTTGCTAAAGTAGATGCTGCATTTAGAATGTTAACATCAGGTAGATAATGCTATATGTTGAGAAAACAGTTCCAGATGACTGTTTTGCTTTAGCGCCAAACTTAAAGCAGTTAGATAAGTATGAATTAGGTACTATTGGTATAGATCCTCTGACTGCTTTAATTAATCCTTTTAGATACAATAGACCTAATACACATTCATTTACTATCTTTAATGAAAAAGATGAAGTAGTTGCTATATGGGGAGCTATGCCGTATAGCAGAATACATCCTAGACGTGCAGCAATATGGTTTCTATCAAGCGATTTATTAGAAATAAACAAAAGAGATTTTTTAAAAGGCAACGCAAGATGGTTATATTACTTAGAATCTCACTATGATTTTGTTTTTAATTTTATAATTAAAGAACATAAACGTAGTATTAAATGGCTTAAATGGCAGAAATTTACCTTTTCTAAAGAGACTACACTTGTAAATGGTGTAGAAATGTATTACTTTTACAAGTATCTACCAAAAGTAGATGTAAATATACAGCCCATTATTTCGGAACTAGGCCCTAAATGGACAACCGAATTGAAGATTAAAGGACAACTGTGAAATATTAATTTAATTTAACAGGAGATAAAAGATGAGTACATCAATATCAACTGCCTTTATTAAACAGTTCGAAGCAGAAGTTCATATGGCATATCAACGTATGGGTTCTAAACTTGCTAATACTGTAAGGCAAACTAAAAATGTAAAAGGTAGCCAAGCTCGTTTCCAAAAAGTAGGGAAAGGTGCGGCCGTTACTAAAAATAGACATGCTGAAGTTCCAACAATGGATGTGGCACATACTACAGTTGACGTAACACTAGCTGATTTTTATGCAAGTGATTATGTTGATACACTAGATGAAATGAAAACAAACATTGATGAGCGTCAAGTTCTAGCTCAATCTGCTGCGGCAGCTTTAGGTAGAAAAACAGACCAATTAATCATTGACGTACTGGATGCAGGTTCAAACTCTGCAAACATTGCTCATGGTTCTGCGGCATTGACACTTGCAAAAGCGTTGACAACATATGAAACATTTGGCGAAGCTGATGTTCCAGATGATGGTCAAAGATATTTTGTAGTATCACCTGCTGGTTGGGCTGACTTACTAGCCATAGATCAATTCTCTAATGCTGATTATGTTGGAGATGCGCAACTTCCATTTTCTGGTGGTATGACAGCTAAAAGATGGTTAGGATTCATGTGGTTTACACATTCAGGATTGACACTTGCTAGTACAACTAGAGATTGTCATGCTTATCATAAGTCTGCTATCGGCCTTGCAACAGGTGCAGATATCAAGACAGAGGTAAACTACATTCCTGAAAAAGTAGCTCACTTAACAACTTCTTATATGAGTATGCAAGCCGTTGCGATTGATGCAGAAGGTTTCATGCAAATACAGATAACTGAATAACGGAGGTTAATCATGGCTTTAACAGCAGCAAATTTAAAATTAGTAGCAGGTGGTGGTTCTGGTAATGTTTGGCATTACACTACTGCGGATGCTCCAGGTACAGTTGCAGGTAGTGGTTACTTCAATGATGTAACAACAAACTTGAAACAGTACGATATGATATTGGTAGCAGGAACTACTGGTGGTACAGTAACTTTTGATTTATTAGGAGTTACCTCAGCATCAGGTGCGGCAACTGTTACAACAACTAACGGTACGTAAGTACTATTGATCTTGAGGGGAGGCTCGACTACACCCTTCCCTCATTTTCTTTTTATAGAGAGGTATTATGTTATCAGAAACTAGATTTGATATATGCAACAAAGCCCTTGTGCTAGTGGGTGCTAACATAATAACTAGCTTTGAAGAAGCTACAACAGAATCAACGGTAGCTGGTCAGTTATACGAATCAACATTAGAAGCAATGCTAACTAGAGTGCGCTGGAGATTCGCTTCTAAACAAATACAATTAAGTAAATTAGCAGTAGATCCTCTAGCTAGATGGTCAGCAGCACATCAACTGCCATCAGATGCTTTGTTAATACATACTGTAACAATAGGAAGTAGTGTTATTAAATATGATAGATATGGCGATAAAATATATAGTGATGCTAGTACAGGAGATTCTGTATTTTGTGATTATACATTCCAGGCTAGTGAGGCAGAGTTTCCTCCATATTTTAAACAAGCATTAGTATTTGAATTAGCAAGTTTATTTGCTGGAGCTATAGCAAGAAACGACTCTTTGTCAGAGCTATATAGAAATAGAGCATTAGCTCAAACGGCAATGGCTAAGTCAACAGACAGCCAAGCACAAACAGCTAGACGTATGGATGTGCAACGTATAGCAAGAGCTAGAAATCGTACAGCACTTAGTAATATAAATGCAACTGTTTCATCGGATTAATAAATGGCAATACAAAGAATACATCAAGCCAGTTTTGTACGAGGTGAGTTAGATCCTAAGATAGCATCAAGAGTAGATGTTAATGCTTACGATCAAGGATTAAAATCAGCTAGAAACGTAGTAACATTAAATCAAGGTGGAATAGAAAGGAGACCAGGAACAGTACATCGAGCAGATATTGGTTCTGCTACAGGTAGACTTGAACCTTTTGTGTTTAGTAATAATGAAGAATATGTTTTTTTATTTCAAAATACTACATTAAAAATATATTCAAGTAATGGCACTTTATTGCAAACTATAACTTCAACAGGTATTGCTACAGCTCAGTTGTATGAATTTACAACATCACAACAAGGCGACAAAATGATTGTTTGCCATAAAGATTTTGCTACTAAAGTTATAACACGAACAGGAGCAACAAGTTTTACTTTAGCTGATTTTGTTTTTGATACAAGTGTTAATGGTGAAAAAACTTATCAGCCATATTTTAAATTTGCAAATGATGATATTACATTAGATATTAATCAAACCGCTAAAGGAACAACAGGGGTTACTTGTACAACAAGCGAAGCATATTGGACAAGTTCACCTAGTTATGTTGGCTCACGTATTAGATATCATGGTGCAGAAATATTAATAACTGGTTTTACATCTACAACAGTTGTAACAGGAACATTAATGGATGATGTGTCTATAGACTTAGATGCTGATCCATTTAAAACAGCACAAGGAAGTGGTTTGGTAGAAGTAAATATGCCACTACATGGTTTTTCTACTGGAGCAAGTATTACTATATCTGGCGCACAAGATATTTTTGATGTAGATGGAGATGGATTAGC